TGGTTCAAAATATTTTCTCAGCCAAATTAGTGATCTCTGACTTTCCAGAACTCCCTGAAAATCCATGTCACTGTTGTATACTCTAATCTCCATGTTCAGACCCCCAAATACCGATATCGATACGATATTTCAACTGTCATATATGTTTCTCCTGACTCTGCCGAATAACCAATGGTATTTGTCCCCTTCTGAATCTGAATAAATTCTGAATTTTCCGAAAGGTATTCGTTGATCTCCTGCTTTTCTCCTTCATGTGTCAGATAGACATGTTTGTTATTTGTTCCCGTGGTAATCTCCAATATATCTCCATTTATCAATGTTAATGGTTTTCCAGATGTTCCAACTGTAATTTGTTCTCCCTGCTCCACATGGTAAATAGATGGATTAGTAACCGTTCCAGCCGCTTCAATACGAATTTGCATCCCAATATTATCAGCTGCAGATGTATTATCAATGAACTTCAGTTTTTCTTCTACCCTTGTCTCAAATTCTTCTCCATCTTCTAAAAATTCATGATCCCATTCGAATTGCGGCTCCCATCCGGCCATTGTTACAGTTATATCGTTCGGTGCAACGAAAAAAGGATCTGGGCAAATCAGACTTATTGTTGCCCGTCTTGCCCGATTTACTGCATCAATATCTATGCTTTCCACATAGTAGTCAATCGATCTTCTTTCCGTATTTACATTTTCCAAATAATTCAATGTCCCAGCTGACTTTGGTTTAAATACGTTGTAAAGCAATGACCTGTTTTCCTGATGATTCGATTTTGGATGGTCCCGAAGCGTTAGTATTATATTCCGCATTTGTGTCGTACTTCCCTGATAGGTTGCACCATCCGTCATAGTGTTTTCTGATGTAGATACAGTATTGGTCACGGAATATATACCGTCACAGTCTTCCAGAAGCCACGGTGTAAATGTATTGGTAAATCTTACTTCCATTCCATCTTCATTTGTACATATGATTATCCGCCCCATATTACACACCTCTCAATGCAAGTACCATATTTCTTGTTGAATTCCTTGTTTGTCGCGCAACTTCTGACGGGGACAGCTCCGTTGGACTGTTTATAGTGATGTTCTGTGTATATCCTCCCTGTCCTGCTTGTCCGCCCTGCTGTGCTCTGTTCAGACTGTTCTGTCCCTTGCTCACTCCAACAATCAATTCGGATTGCAATGTTCCGGCCGTTTGTTTCGTCAAAGCTTTCATTGCCGCTATTGCACTTGTTTCATTTTTATAGATTCCTTCCGCCATACCTTCCGGAATCCATCGACCCACCTCATCTCTCATGACTGTCGACGGGCTGTGAATTCCGAGAAAATCTTTTGCCGCATCCAGTGCAGATTTCGCCGCTTTTTTTGCAGCACTTGCGATTGCTGACGCGCCGGATTTAATTCCGTTTGCGATTCCTTCAATGATATTATCTCCTATACTCTTCCAGTTAAATTTCGTAAATTCCGCCTTAATATTTGATATAATTGTCGGAATTTTCCCAACTAACTGCGGAATTGCCGCAATCATTCCAGCTGCCACTTTCCCGATTATTTCAACTCCAGTCTGTAATATCGACGGCAAATATTTGCCAATCGTCGCAAGCAGTTCCACTATTACTTTTCCAATTGATGTCACTATCGTCGGTATATTATTCAGGAATCCTGCTGCCAGATTCTGAATAAACGTTCCTCCCGCCTGAATAATAGTTGGCATATTCTGTCCAATAAACTGAACCAGTTTAATCAAGATCTGTCCTATTGACTCAATTGCCGTCGGAAGGTTCTTCAAAATCCCATTTGCCAGATTTGTGATGATTTCAATTCCTTTCTCCAGCATTCCCGGCAGCTGTGCGGTTATGGATTGAAAGATTGCATCCATAATAGACCCATCTGTACCTAAAATCTCTGCTCCCGCCAATTCCAAATCATTTCGAATCATTGATATCAGATTATCCGCAATTGCAACCCAATCTGCATTTAAAAGTGAATTTCCTAATGCAAACACCAGCTCTAAAGCCGCTTCAGCCAAATATGGAAGCATCCCTATGATTCCTGACACAAGATCTGTTACAATGTCTGCCCCCGTCTGGATAATTTCATCCGTATTTTTTCCAGCCATTCGAATCATACTAAGTGCCGCCGACATTGTTTTTTCCAAAACCGTCGGTATCCCCTTTAGTACATTCCCAACCATCGGTATCAAATTTCCTGTCAAAAATGTAGTTACGCTATCGAAAAGGCCATCCAGCGCAGGTCGAATATCTTCTCCTAATGCCAGATTTCCAAGTACATTTGTAAATGCAGATTTCATTGATGCCATAGATCCTGATAGTGTTGTTGCTGCTTCTTTCGCTGTTGTCCCTGTGATATCCAGATCTTCCTGAATGACGTGTATTGCTTCATATACATCGGACAGATTATCGATATTATACTCGACTCCGGAAATCTTCTGTGCGTCTGATAGTAGCCTCTCCATCTCGGTTTTTGTGCCACCATATCCAAGCTTCAGATTGTCCAACATGGTATAATTCTGTTTTGCAAATCCCTGGTAAGCATTCTGAATAGACTGCATATCCGTGCCCATTTTATTGGCATTATCTGACATGTCTGTAATAGCCATATTGGATATTTCAGCCGCTTGTGCAGTATCCCCGCCAAGTCCCTGGAGAAGCGAAGCTGCAAAACCCGTTGCTGTCTCCATATATTCATTCGCTGACATTCCGGCTGTCTTATAAGCTTCCGCCGCATAGGTTTTCATGGTATCCGCGCTATCCTTAAACAGCGTTTCGATTCCACCAATACTCTGCTCAAGTGCAGCGCCTTCAGAAATGCTGTCTTTGATAATTTTTCCTATTCCAGCCGCTACCAGTACTTTTTTCAGCGTTCCCACCATTTTGCTTCCGAAGGATTCCCCGGCTGATTTTCCTGCGGAATCCGATTCTCCGGTAAGTTCTTTCGTTATTTTCCCTTTGATACCATCTGCAGATGGTATTATCTGTACATATGCCTGTGCCAATTCTATTCCACTTGCCATGTACTATTTCCTCCCAATGATTGCCATCCTTGCAGCTTCAAATTCCTCTGCTGTATCAAATGACATGATGTCACTTTCTACTTTTTTACCGGTTATAACTTCCACGATTGATCTCGGTTTATTTCTTCCTTTTTCCGCGTCTTTTGTTTTGCACCACGCAATAAATGTCAAGCGATCAACAGCGGCTGCCATCAATAAAGTATTTGTTTCAACTATTGCTCCGGATAGCTTCTGTTTAATTCTGCTGTTTTCCCTCAAACCGACAGAAAGAGCTGCCAATGTTTCCACTGGCAGCTCTCTATAATTCAATACACCATATGTTTCAGCCAGATCACAGATCCAGGCTGTCTTGTCTTCCGCCATCATGCCGGCGAGGATGATCAGTTTTTTCCCTTTTCTCCGAATGCTTCAAATATCTCTTTAATCGCATCGCTTATTGCTTCCATAGGTACCCGTCCATCTTCATTTCTCAATGATTCATAGAGCAATTTCCTGTTCTCTGTTCCCAGAACCATCTTTACGATTTTAGATATGGCTAAAGGAGATTCTTCTGATGCCTCTTCCAGAGCATCTACCAGCTCCATATTATTCAGAACCTTTTCATCCAGCTCCAGACATAATCCGTTTTTCAATTCTACCTTTCTCATGATTTCTCCTCACTGCTTTCTGTCGTATTACTCTCTGTCTTTCCCTGGATGTACTCATAATGAGTCTGTCCGTCTGTATCTGTCACTGCACTGATCTTAGTTTCATATCCCACTGCTTCTTCATCCTTATAGGTGATATCTCCCACTTCCGTCACCTTTGCACTCGGTATAACAATTCTCTTCAGTGCACTGCCTTTCAAGATCATATCGATTACCCAGGCACAATATTCCTGTTCATCGCTATTGGCCTTAATTGTGATACCCGTTTCCAATGTTCCGGTTACGTTATCATCGCCATATACCGTTTTCAGGACTTCCGGATTCATTGCTTCAATCAACGTAAATTTAAAATCATCCGGTTTTTCCGTCTGCATATCTAATACCTTATCTCCGCCCCATGCTTTCACAGAATCGTTTTCCGGAGAATTGCTGTTTACCACCCCATCTTCCGAGCAATATCCAAGGCTTTTAAATGCTTCGTCCAGTGTTTCCTTCGCATCCTTCGGAAGGGTTGTCCCAAGCGGCGCACGATAAACCGCTCCACCTTTTTTGGGTTTGCCTGTTGTTACATTTTTTACATCTGACATATCTATCCCTCCTGGTAATAAATAAAATCGAATACCGCCTGGTATCTATACCGTCTGGTATTCGTATCTGTATAGTTATAATCTGAATTAAGCGCTGCACTACTTATCGGATCCTGATCTCCGATGTCTTCCATGATTTTTTTCAGTTTTTCATTCAACTCTGCAGCGCTCTCCAGTGTTTTTCCGTACGATTGCATGATCATCGTTGCCGTTTTTAACGGTCCTTTTGTTCCGCCTCCTGTCTTTTCCAGGATGACATATTCATCTGGCGGCTTTTCCGGTTCTTCCATGAGCACCGGGACGTCCAGATTGTTTTTCAGGTAATTCAATACCACCTTCTCGATCATCCTTTCACCGCCTTTATAATGGTATTGTGTTTTCTGTTACTCGCTTTTGCCTGATAAGTTTCCGCATATATCATCGCATTTACACGATTGGCTCCCGTGTATGTATCCATCGCATATCCGGATCCACACCTTTCTAGAATTTTAGATGCATGATCTGCACAAATGCTTTTCATCTCTTCCGATCTGAGCAGTTCCCTGACCCCAGATTCATTCAGTACCACCTTCAATTTACCGGCCATATGCTTCCACCGTCACTTTCTTATTCCAGCCCAATGGAATCATATCTTCAATTCCTTCTTGCACCGGACCAGATGTTTTCCACTTCTTTCCTAAAAATTCCACTACCCGGTCTTCCCAGACGTTGGTGTCTCCTTTTGGAATCGCCATCGTATAAACAGCTTTTTTCCCGGTCAAATTGGTCTGATCGATAACCGCTTCACCAGATGCAGGTGCAACCAGAACATTTTTTACTTCTACCGGTGTTTCTTCATAAATTGGTCTTTGAAATCCATCTGTACCAATTTGCTTCTTATCATACAGAATGACTGTTATCCCTTTGATCAGTCCCATACACTTCCATCGCTCCATATCTTTGTCTTCTCAGACCGAGTCTGGCCAATTCTGACTTCTTGATAAACAGACCTCCTCCCGGAACAAGAAAGCTGCCGCTTGCGCTGTATCCTAGAGCTGACTCTGATATCTGTGTCATCGGTTCCTGATTGGTTGCTGTCATCAGTACTCTGGCCGTCACATCGACCGTTACTGACTTTGCTACCATACCCAGATCTTCATCTTCCTCAATCATTTGATCCAGATTTTTTCCTACTTTTTTCGCTTCACTTCTCAAGCTTGCAGAAACGATCGGGATCAGCTTATCTGCTCGTTCCTGTTCTTCTAAGGACATTGTTCTCCACAGGTCGGTCATATCCTGTACAGTTGCGTAGTTATTCACTTTTTCACCGCCCTTGCAGACCCTCTTGTTTTTGTAGTCTTTGCAGGTGTCCTTTTCTTTGTGCCAGTTCCGGAGGTCTTCGCCTTCTGTGTTTCTTCACTATCCGCATTTTGCTTTGGCAAACTGGCGGGCTTTATTTCCCGCCAGTCCTCTCCTGTTATCTGACACTCCGTATGAATTCTATTTCCCGTTCGAATATTTTCATACTGCATCATTTAACTCTCCTTTTTATGCACTTCTCACGATTGCGAACGCCGATTTATCAAGTATTCCCCATCCAAGGTAAGCCTCACATCTGATATAGATCTGGTTATGCCCTTTCAGGTCTCCCAGCGTTGCATCATTGTCCGGATTACCATACTCGATGATTTCCATCGGGATTTCCTTCGCATAGCCCCAACGGAATGCGTTCTGGAAGTCTCCGAGAACTGCCAGATCCGGGCTGCTATTCGCAGAAACCGTCGAATTTGCCTGAACTGCCAATCCATTGATTGTACTCGGCGCATTGCCCCATGCCAGTTCCGGATACATCTTCTGACCACTTGTCAGTGTCAGTGCTGCTAAAGAAGATCTGAATGCCGGTGCCATCGCCATACCAGTTACGTCATTCTCGGATCCCTGTACCAGTGCAATAGCTGCTTCTACCTGCGCATCTGCAGTTTCCGTTCCGGCTGTCACCACCTGGCTGACCGCCTTATCGAAATGATTGTCTCCAATTACATTCGATGCTGTTCCGGTTCTCGGATTCACTCCGTGAAATGCCATCAGGTCAAGACCTCTGGCCACTTTCTTCGCAAAACCGTCATTGAAGTTTTTCAGGATCTGAATCTGCTCTTCTTCAGCTGCATACAAGAATTCATCAGAAATCCTTGCGCCATATTCCACCTTAATCGGGATGATGGTAATTGGTTCAATGGTGATTCCACCATTTCCTTTTGCACCATTTTCTGCGACCACATCAATTTCCTTGTCCATAGAGAAAGTAAATTCCTTCTGTCCATTGAACGGGATCGGCTCTGCTGCACTCAGTACAGACAGAGAAGATTTTCCTTTTACCTTGTCAATCATATCCGATACCAATACCGGATCAAACAGGGATCCTTTTGATACAATATTTCCCATAATTCTTATTCTCCTTTCAGATTACCAAGCAGCGCTTTATAGGCTGCTGTTTTGCTACTTCCTGTTTCTTCCGTCGACTTGAGCGGCGGAACTTTCGGATTTGACGCGATGAGCTTTGCCATGATCTGCGCATCTTCCCGGATGCTTTTTTCATCCTCACCTTTTAATCTCCCGGCCATTTCGTACGGGATTCCAAGTTCCAGGGCTATTCTCGTTTTTACCGAGTCGGTCTCGTACCCTTTAATCTGTGCATCCTTTTTTGCTGCATCTTCCGGCGAGAGATATCCTTTATACTTTTTCTCCACATCTTCCGGCGATAAATATCCTTCATACTTTTTCTCCGCATCTTCTGGTGAGAGATATCCAGTATACTTCTTTTCTACCGTTTCTCTTTCCCGGTTTAACCGCTCTCCGATTACCGCATCCAGCTGCTCCTGTGTCTCAATCACAGTAAAATCACTCATCTTTTTTTCCTCCTTTTCCCACATTACCCGGTGGTATCGGTATTTTTCTATACTAAAAAACGATCCCTTTCGGAATCGTATTAGTAACTCACTTTTTGTTTTCTTCTTTCTTTATTCATGCTGCAAGCCCAGTGTGCCAGGATCATGCTGTCCATCAGCGCGATTTCTATCCCATCTTTGATCGATCGATATCCAAATCCGCCGCCTGTCCCG